GCCTGAACCAAAATAGCCTAGGCCAGTGATCCAAGTTTGTAAGCCACCGTCTTTATCACCCATAGAGATGTCAAGACCTTTAACCATAACAGTTGTAAGTGCTTGAGGGCCAAATGCGGCACCAATGTGGCACTGTGCAGAGCCACGCTTGGTTGTGCGTGTGATATCATGTTGCAAGAATGTTGTGAAGATCACTGTGCAACCGTATAGGTTACGCAACATACCAGTAGCCAATAGCTCATCACCCAATGCTGTTAAACCAGCGTTGATTGATGTTCCACCAGTTACGGCTGGATTGTAAACTGCACCACCAGTTAGTTCGCTCAATAGTGCTTGTTCTTCAGCTGGGCTTAGAACAACTGTTGGACGACCTGGGTTACGCGCCTCACGCCATGCCTTGATCACATTACGGATCATGCCTGTTACTGAAGTTGCGTTAACTGTGTCAACTGCTAGAGCCTGTGTTGAAGTAGATTCAATTAGTGATAGACCTTGTTGGCTCATTGCTGATACACGAGTGAAACCGTCTGTCTTAGGAGCAGAATCAACTGTGTAGTAGGTTGCGCCTTGAGTAGCTTTGAAACCTGCGTTAGAAACATCAGTAGAAGTAACTGCTGATGGGTCGCCAACGAAAGCTGAAGTAACACGCTGATCAACTTTTTCAGCGAAACTTGCACCTAATTCAGCGCCTAGGTTGTTAGCAAGATCAAACGCTGTTGTCCAGCCTAAGAATTTGCTGAATGCAGTTTGAGCAACTGCTGGAGTAGCAACAACTTCTTTAGCTGTAATTGAAGCAGTTTGCTCATTAGAACCAGTATAGTTGTTTGTGCCGCTATCAGTGAAATCACCGTAGCTGATTGGAGCCATTTTTGGCACCTTGTAGGTATTACCTTGGTTAGGCATAACAACATTGGTCATGTTGACTAGGCCTTGTGATTCGTGCAATACTTGGATTGCTGAGTTTTGGATTGTTTTTTCAAACGCGGAACTTTCACCAGATGATCCGCCAATAAAATATGACATTTAAGTCTCCTTAGTTATATTATCGTCTTTATACGATTGGCTTGTTTATTGAGACCTGCATACCTTTTAGACTGCGTCCACCAATCCCTTGGCTTTCTTTCCACTTTTTCCATCCTTCTAAGTCTTGGCTAGCATCAGGTATTTCACTGTCGCTTCGGCCAACGCCTTGTCCAAATCTGGAACCAGTGCCAGTCCTTGCGTCATCAACAGCAAGTTTAGGTCTGCTTCTCAATATGTCTTGTGCTAGAGCTTCTAGACCTAATGGGTTACCATTTTTATCCAGTCTAGGGCCACCTTGAGCACCCTTAATATAAAAGTTTCCATTATCATCAAATTCTATTTGGCTTTCAAATAGACCTGTAGCGATATCTAACATGTTAGGATCAAAGCCTGCTTTAACAGCAGTTTCCTTGATACTAGCCTGTAAATTTGTTCTACGCACAGTTTCATCTTTGGCCTGCAGTTGTGACTGTAAACCTTGAATCATATTGCGTAGTTCAGCAATTTCGCCACCGCCTGATGACTTGTTGGAACCTTTTGATTTTGCGGAATCACCGTCAGAAGATTTCTTAGCTAGGCTTTCTACAAACTTGACAGCGTCTTTTGTCTTAGAGAAATCAACGCCAGCAACCTTGCTGAGTGCCTGAAGAACTTCATTTTGTCCACTCTTGCGAATAGCGCCTAAATTAGGGCCTTCTGTAGATTGAACTGTTTGTTGAGCGCCTGCATCTGCTGGAGCACTCGTTTGTTGGCTAGCGGTGCCACCGTTTGCTTTAACATCCATTTGTTAAATTTTCCTTTTTAGAGTTTAAGGGCGTCTAGCCCAGCGACTATGATAACGCACATAGTCCAAGCGATGAATTAGTTATGTTAACGACCCACACCCAACATTACAAGCTGGCGTGCAATAGGATCATTTGTGGTAACACCCTTGTCTTGGATCTCACCACCGTATATGTTACCTTCAAGTTCTGATATCTTATCAACAACAAATTTCTTCTCATCGGTGGAAGCAAATACAGGTTGTGATGTATTGGCAACACCAATCTTGGCTAGATAATCAGCGGCTTCATCTGGTGGAGCAATCATCTTGATCACTTCACGATCAATAATTTCCTGCACTACTGGATTGGTAGCTGATAGGGCCTGTGCAGTCTGTAGCAAGGCCATACGGAATTGTGTATCTTTGTCTTCGTAGTCTGTGGCATAGTCAATGTCACCTGCCCAGTATAGGCCCATCCACAAGCAGACTAGATCTGCAATGACCATCTCAGCGGCCTGCATTTGACGAGCACGAGCTGATGCTTTACGATGTAGAGCACGGCGTTCTTCAACAATGCTTATACCTGACTGCACCTGTTGTGTGGCCTGGAAACGAATGCTTCCACGACCTAGGAAACCATCAAGACGCACAATGAGGCTATCTTGTTGTTCACGAATAGCTTGAATATCCTGGGTGGGGATTTGGAACACTTCAACTTGATCTTTGTCACCACGGATGATACCACCGCCACCTGCTGGAATGCGTATGCCAGCGGCCGCACGAATCATGGGCTTAGAGAAACGAATTGAGTCATAGGCTTCTGCTTCTAATTTTAACATTTCACGCTGGACATCTGCGGCTTCTGTTAGATCGCTCACTCCAAGGTCTGAACGGCGTTGATCAGGGCGGCCAATAACCTGAACAGCAGGAATAGGCATACCCAGGGGTAGTGTATAGGATTCAATAGGGTTGATCAATTGATCTTGATCATTTAGTTCTTTGTCTGTGACCCAATAGCGTTCACAGTAGGTTGGATTGACAGCATCACCAGCATACCAAACCTTGATGATTGAATGATCCATGTCTTCATATTCAATCACTTTGAGGTATTCTATAAAGTCCTTACCATACTCTGTGGCTATCTTCCAATCAATCACATGTTCTGCTGAACAGTAAGAAAGATAAGGACGGTTGTTTTTGCTGGCCGTTTCTGGTAGGTCTACAAACACCCATGCCCAACCTTCAATGCCAGCCATGCAAGCAATAGTTTCCATGCAGGCAGTAAATGAGTTGCCATTAAGATCAGCATCTTCTTCAAATGCCGCCCACCATGCAGGCTCTGCAACGGGGATAGAAACCTTGTTTAGGAATGCTGGATGGCGCTGTGGCTCAGTTTCGTAAACAGTATCAACGATTTCATCTACGATGGCTTTGCAAATAGGTAGTGCGGCCACATTAAGCAGTTTGTCACGGAATAGAGCCGCATCCTCAGATGGGCGCTTGACTAGGACTGAATTCTTAAAGTTGGGACCGCCTTCATAAGCCGCACGGTATGTAACCATCTGAGGCTTGATTTTATTCATTAAAGCACTAGGTGCTAGAAGTTGACGCACGGTCATTGACATATATGCGGATATCCTTTTGTTATAACAGTTCTATTTATGTAGCCCTAGCATATTCTGGTTAAAACAGGCTATTTACATCCAAGATTCTTCTTGTTCTCCATCAAAGAATCTCTGTTTGATGAGCACATCAAGGGCTGGCATTCCGTCAACTCTTGATCTGGCCATAGGATCTCGCATGTAGTCTTGTCCTGGCTCAATGCTGGCCATATGATCTCCGTCGAGGTATTCTGGTAAAATAGGTTGTTCATGTGTCATTGGGAACAAGTGATGTATGCCATAACGAATGCAGTCACCAAGGCCGTCTATGTGTGCATACTTGGCGTCTGAGTATTTGACCAGTTGTTTACGAGTTCCATCCTCATAGTGGTAAGTTTCTAGAGCATCTAATAGCTTGGTCTCTTGATCATTGATAATCAAACGACCTTGTGCGATAAAAGCATTTGATGAGTTGTCTGTGTCTGAGATTAGGGGATTGCTCTTGGCCGTATTCATGATGCGAAAACCAAACTTCTCTAGAATAGTTTGATCAGTCGTGCCAAATGCTGAAGTAGTGTCACGATTAAGTTGGCTACCTGATCTATCCATGATGCTCCAAATTGGACGGTGGGGGAAATCTGCTCTTATCCTCTGGGCTATGCCCTCCGTGCCGCAATCTGGTATGGCATAGGATTTGAGTATTTCAATCCGCCCTTTTTGACTACGGATATCCCCAACTACCTGTGCAACCACAGCACACATAACCCTTTTGTTAAAGTCATGAAAACTATATAACTCTTTGCCTCTATCGTGGAGTTGCTCTGGCACAGCCATAGTTCTCTTCCACGCATAATAAAATTGATCTTGCACACTTCCCCAATCGCACTCTAGGTCTTTGGCAAACTTGAGTGGTGATAATAGATAACGCTGTTCTTCAATCCACTTCTTAGGTTGGACTCGCATTTGATTCCATGTCTTGTGTAGATATATCCAGCGTTCAGGGTGAGTTTGTGCGTGTTGTGCCCAATCATAGAAAGCGTTCTTGCCTTCAGGGGTTGATATTAGGATTAGGCGTCCTTGGGCTTCTGTTTCTCCAGGGTTTGGTCTGATACGATTAGACAGTTCTTGGAGTGCTTCATCAGTAAATTCTGCGGCTTCGTCTGCCACAATGACGCCAGCATTGATACCCTTGAGTCCTGTTTCTGAGGATAAACAGAAGATTCTGATTCCATTGGGAAAAGTAATTGTTTTGCTGGAGTTGTTGATTTGTTTTTCATCTTCTAAGCCCCACATGGTGATGCAACGCTGTTTTAGGTCTTTCCAGATAATTCGTGATATCATGGGTGCTGTTGGGGCAACATAAAGGATATCACGCCCTTTGTGCATGGCAGGTGTTGTCGCGGCTATTGGCAGGAGCAAACTTGCTAGAAAACTCTTACCACTACCTACTGGCAGGACGGCACAGACATTGCGATCGCTCAGCATGGCCTGCCACACTTCTGATTGTGCGCCATAAAGGTCTATATTATGCTGGTTTGACATCTATTTCAATATAGTCAGGAATTTCTTTAGGTGCAAAGTTCAATTGTGGGGCTATGCTTTCACCATTTGAAGTTATGTCCACCTTGTCCGCCACTACTTTGGATAGTATAAGTCTATTGTATTCTAACTTTAGGCGTTCATCATCGCCATATAGAGCCTGTTGATAACATAGAGCGAGTTGAGTGGCAAAAGGTAATCCTACTACTTGTTCAATTTCTTCTAGGATATCCCCTGCTGATATTCTAGTTAATAGGCCTTTAGGGCGACCAGCACCTGGGCGAGCTCCACCCCATTTAGGTTTTTCTTCTTGAGCTGTTTGATTTTTTGAATTAGTTTCAAGTTCCATCCTATATTTAACTAGGATGAACTATTAGGCTTGTTATTTGGCCTCTTTAATATATAAGACTGCGGCAGGATAAAAATATTGTTTCATTTCTTTAACATATTCAACAGGATTCAAATCATACCAATCATTTAATTCTTTACCTAAATTAAGTGTATAATCAGTTTCTCGTTGATATGTTTCATATCCATTATTTGGATTGAATACAAATACATTATATTTCATTTTGCGGGTTCCTCTATTTTCAGTGTGGTAAAACGAGCACTTTCATATTGTGCTATGCGATCTTCTAGCCAAAGTAGGTTGTTGCAGATATCTTCTAACTGCATCCAAATAGCCTCAAACTTGGGATTGCCAATCAAGGGTTCGTTTAGGTTGTAGGTTTTGGCTATCTGTTTTAATTGCTTTTGGCAAGCAGAGTAAGGCATGCCCAGGATCTGTTCTTTAGAGAGTAGAGTCATTCTGCGGCCTCCAACTCTGCTAGTTCATTGGCAACAGCCTGTTCAATATCATCAATAGTTAGACCTTCAGCATCTATATCAAAATCATCTAGATAATTTACCAAATCTCCAATAAGAGTGTGGCGAATATATTTTAAGCGATCAATCTTGTCTTGCGTATTCATTCTGCGGCCTCCAATCCAAACCATATCCACTGTATATTACGGTGTTGCCTTTGCGTATGGTCCAATCATAGACACTACGGATATGTAAACGAGCATAACGGCGTTTTAACCATTTACGCACTCTTTCTGGTAATGCTTGTTCGTCTTCTTCTGGCCAGTTGATCCAAAGTTCATCTAGTAAATCTTCATTAACTACATCTACGGTGTATTTCATTCTGCGTCCTTGTAAAGTGCGAGTTCTTCTGGCTTCATAAATCATTTCGCTACCTCTTTCTGTGTGTTAAGCAAGAACTATTTCTTACTATGTTAATAGTATAGCATCTAGTTTGGAAAAACACAAAGGGAAATTTTACCAAAAAAGGGTGAGCCCAGCATTTGGCTTGTGTGGAAGAAACGGCGAAAATTGGCACCCACGGCATCCTGCTCAGCGCCGTTAACGGGCTCACCCTTTATTTAGATAAAAGAAACCCCCTTACAGCTCATGCTATAAAGGGGTCCTGCTTTCTTATTATTAGTATAGCACCACGAGGGAAAGAGGGCAATAACTCTTAATAGGAAATCTGTCCAGAATAAGGGGTTTCCCCCTTATTCTTATGTTAGTTGTTCATCTATCCAAATCCTTAAATCTTTGTTTTCTTTTAATACTTTGGCTAATGCTTCTGCTATATAATATATTTTGTCATGATGTAGTTTTAATCTCATTAGTTCATCTACACTATGTAATATCTCATGAAACATTGTATCTACAGCGTCTTCTCCTTTGAGATCTGGATTGATCCAAATTGTTTGACGCCAAGCTGGCGATATAGATCCATGTAATTTCTTTTTTTGTTCCTCATCAACAATTGGTTTGATTTGGTAAGTTACTGGACCAACTTTTACTTTCTTTAACATTTCTATTTCCTTTTTAAGTTAATACTGCTTTCCCTCGCAGTAATAATAGTATAAGCGAACTAGAAATTAAAATCAACAGAAAATTTAGCCAAAAGTCATCTACACGGTGGCTGAGCCCGTATATTGATTATACGGGATCGTATGGATTATAGCAAGATCTTATTTGCTCAAAATATAGCGAATGGCTTCTAGGCGAGCTGATTTCTTGTCATTTGAATCTATTTGTATCCAAGGTGCATAGGCAGTATCTGTTTGCTTGAACATGCGAGTTTTGGCCTGTGTGTAAGCATCCCAAAGTGTCTGTGCCTGTAGATCTACTGTGCTTAGTTTGCCCTGTTTGAGTGGATTGGTTGCACGATCACTGAGTCTAAGAGCTTGTTCTTCTTGTGTAATTGAAAACCAAAACTTGATGATCTTAATGCCTGCTTGTGTCCACATCTTTTCTAGGCGGGGTGCTTCTGATAGGAAACTGTTCATTTGATCTCGGGTGCAGTAGCCCATAACAGGTTCTACTAGGGCACGGTTATAATAGCTTCTATCCCAAAACTGTATTTCACCTTTGCGTGGAAATTGGTTGATATAGCGTTGCCAATACCATTGACTGCGTTCTTCTTCTGTGGGCTTGTCTAGGGCTATGACTTTGACTGCTCTAGGAGGGAGATTTTCAGTGATTCTACGGATGTGTCCTGTTTTACCAGCACAGTCTCTGCCTTCAAATATTATGATATATTGATCACCGCGGGCACGGACCTGTTGTTGCCAAGCGTTGAGTTCTAGGTCTAATTGATACTTTTCTTCTTCATAGGTCATTGTAGGCTTTTAGACTTGATCATTACAGCGTCATGTGCTGAATAAATTTCTTTGTCTTGATCCTGCCAATTGGTCCAATCTAGTTCTGCCAGTTCATATGGGCAGGTTATGTTAACCAGGAACTTGCGAGGGATAATAAATCCAAACTGTTTAAGTTGTCCAAAGCGTAAACAGGCCAAGCGAAGTTGACTTTCTGAATATCCATTGTGTAGCAGGCGCACAAAGTCTTCAAATAACTTAGATGGGGCATTAGGGTTATCAAGATTAATTACCTTCATTATTGATACTCACTTTTAAGTATTTTGATTGCGGTGTAGCTGTTGGGGTTTTTGGCCACTTCGTCTGGTGTGCCTTCTGTGTGCGTGATATTGTGCAGGTAAGCATCACGCAGTTGTTCTGGATTATAGAGTTTTTGGATATTGTGTTGATTGTCCAGAGTCCACATCATTTGAACTGCTTGATAGCGTTCACCGCCCAACTGCTGTGCTAGCCAATTGAAAGCATCTGCGTCTGTGAAGTTGCCTTCTGTTTTGCTGGTGGCCATGCGTTCTAGTTCCAAGGCAATCTTTTCACCTTCTTCAAAACTAATGTAGGGACTTAGCGCCCACATGGCTCTGTCAATTACATAAAATCTGTTGGTCACGCCCACACTTAGGCGTGTCATATCAAATCCTGCCATATCTACAAATCCCTTTTAGTTAAAGTTTTTCTGGTTCAAACTCTGCGTCGTTGCCATCTGCATCTTTGTTGTAGTCTGGCTCTACACATATGGTGCTGGCCAGTTCATGCCACATCCAATGATCAAGATATTTGATATAGCCTGCTACAATACCAGCAATACCATATTCTTTGGTTTCATGAGCACGGTCATGAGCTTTGACAGCACGATCCTTGATGGTCTTCATGTCATTAAACAGGATCTTGTTCATTTTGACAAAATCTGGAGCTTCATCAATGTCTTTTAGTTCTGACAGCTCCACAATGCGATCTAGGCTGGCAGGAGGTATTTCCTGTAGTTCACGGATGGTGTGTCCAATTAGGTGTGTCTGCTTGTTGATCTTGCGACTCATTTTCTTCCAAGTCTTGTGATACATCAACATTTCCCAACCTTCTACTGCTAGGCAAAACCCTTCTACTTTGATATAAAGGTGAACGCTGTCTGCGAACAGTTCCTTAAGGTGGTCTACTAATTTGTCTGAGGCATCTGCCATGTTATTGTCCTTGTTTTATCTGTTCACCTATAAATCCATTGATAATTTTCTGTTGATTATCCAACTGAAGTAATGTGGTGTTAATTGTTACTACCTGAGCACTGATCAATTTAAGAGCATTGGCCTGATGATTAAGTGCTGTAACCAACTGCTGATTATTGGCAGTCAATTGATTAATTTGTGTTTGCAAGCTGACCAGCTGTGCAAGTGGGTCAAAGTCTGGATCTAGCATAAGTTATATTTATTTTACTTGAATAAATCATCAAACATATTGCCTTTATCTCCCGCCATTTCAGTCATTTCTATTTGATATTGGGGTAATAGTTTATTCCAACGATCTAATGGAGCACGGGCTATGTCTTTGGGTGTGCCATCTCGCTTTTTGCCCTTGAGCTCATTGGCCATGTCTTCTAGTATTTCATAACCAGTACGATTGCCACCTGATGTTTTGGGGAATCCTTTTTGCGGTTCCCCAAACTCCATACCCAGTTCTGGGCATTCATCAATTAGCATGCCCAGTTCATTGATACTGGATTTGACATAGCTGTATAATTCTTTTCTTTGTTTTAATGTTTGGATATAGTATTCAGTGGCATACTTGACTCCAGGGCGGGGTTCCATCTTTTTGGTTTTGATATAACCAATCTTTTTAGCCATTTGTTTCTCCTATCAACTTTGACTTAGATCTTGGACGGCCTATTTTACGAGCATTGTTGCGACAGATATTCTGCACACGGGTTATAATTTTACAGTTCCATACGGCCCATGGCCCTGTAACATCTTCACGAACTAGAACTAGATCATTGGCTCCACGACCACGCATGTGCCATGCTGAAGGATTCCAAAGATTAAAATATTCTTCTCTGGTTAATTCAAAGGGTTCCATACGGAATTTGGCCTGACTGCGAGCCACATTGTAGGCATGATGACGCTCTTGTGAAAGAAGGTCGCCTGGATATAGTGTTTGCAGTCTTGGAGTGGGTTTTCTTGTCTTTTTCATATATACATTTTATTTATTCTAATGAACAAAATCAACCTTTATGAGTGAATGTCTTATGCACTGACCAACCATACTCATTGAGATGTCGTGCTAGAGTGCGGAATGGTATGCCCAATTCTTCTGACCATTCTACTAGTGTTTGAGTTCGCCCTTTATATTTGACCAAATGATTAGTGCGGCGATTACGGCTATTTTCTTTTGGTGTAGCCCAACACATATTCTTAAGCCAATAGCCCTTGTCGTTGTTCTTGCGTTCAAGGTGCATGCCAGGTTTGGGCAGGCCTATGGTGCTTTCTATGTCTTCGCAAAAGGTTTGGAAATCTTCCCAGCGAGGGTCGTAGTCAATGCCACGACCTCCATAGTATTGATATAGTGCATTGTTTTCGTTATTGCAGACATTGCGTAAAAAGCACCATCTGCCAAATAGTGGATGTTGTCTAACTCCCATTTTTTAAGTTTCCTCGTTGACGATCCCAATTAGGGTCCTTAAGTCTAGCGGCTGACCTATCAGCACAGGCCTGTTCAAACTGCTTGATGGAGTTCATTCGCGTATCATACTGCCTCCATTTTAAGATATCATCACTGTATTTGATAACATCCAACTTGTCTTGCTCTGTAAGTGTGTTATTATCTATTCGTTTTATTAGACCTTGGACTAGCATATAGCGTTCGTTTATTTGGCGAGTTTCCTCATCCATTTTTTGTTTTTGTTCAGGTGTAGGTGGTGGATAGTATTTCATATTAAACTTGCCCTATTGGCACGAGCCGCATAAAAACTTTTAAGTTCCATTTCAAAATCTTTATCTTTCCAAAGATATAAATTAATTCCTTTAAAAAAGGATAATCATTTAATAGTTCATTCATACATATTTCCTATAGGTGGTTTAATTATAAGAGGTCTTTAACAAGACCTGCTAACAACTAAAAATATAACTTCGCTTCACTCAGTTATATTTCTAATTGATAGCTGTTTTTTATTTTACAACTTGAAAAAGAGATCTACTGAAAGAGTTCATGGGACGGCTAATGTAATTAGGAAACAAAAAAAATATTGTCCTAACCACTAACCGTCTCCCAAACTCTCAGTAAAATTCTTTCTGAAGTCGCCTGTTTCCAGGAATGGGACTTATTCAGACTTTCAAGCAGTAGTTTGTCTATATATAACTGCTACCTATTGCTAGGCGTCTTGGGCACCGCTCTAATCAGGACTGAATAAGAAATCCTGTGGCGAGGAGCGGATTAGCCGTCATATGAACGCTCCTTTGTTGTGTGATGCTTTCGCGAAGTGCCTTGATGTGTTGCCTAGTTTTTTCTGCTTTAGATCTTCTGCCTATTACACTTGCCGTAATATTTGCCAATTTGTTTAGATGTTTTGCCTTGAGTGAAAATTGCTTGTGATATACCCAGCTCCATAATGCCGCCCAAACTCCACGCTGTGTTTTATCTAGATCAAACCAAAACTCTTGGTGGAACTTGACTAGAATAATAACATCGTCAATTTGTGGATGCTTAGTTAGATCTCTACTTTTAATGCCAACAGAACGGCACCACAAGTTTGTATAATGTGTAAGCTCAGAGTTAGTTAAAGAGAATTCTGTCATGCGCCTAAATTGTTTTATCAATAATATTTATGCAATATGTAAATTATATGGCAGAAACTGGGTAAAAGCAAAAGAATTTTACGCCAAAAGAAAATCCCTATAAGACCCGCATCTTATAGGGATTATATGACAACGCCTTTTTTGTGTCCACCTACATAGGAGTGTAGGTGCAATAAGAGAGGTGATAAAACCAATCTAGGGAAAGATGGACTAAACAACCAACGAAGATAATTTAGAACTCTCTTATCGCATTGTATTTATTAGCTGACGGTTTTGACACCCAAATAATAGAGTAAATTTACACTTAGACGCTCATTAGAGGGATCCATATTTTTAGCCATAGTGCCAAACTCCACAGCCTTTTCAGTCATGCCCATATTCCAAGCGGCCAGTGCGGCTAGGTCATAGGGCTTCCATCCCCAGCATTCTGGATCCACTGTGTAAACACTTTCTCTGTCTTTGATAGCTAGGGCACGAACGGCACTGATATAACACTCATCCCAGAGACTTTTCTTATAGCAGGATTCTGCCAGATCTACCCATGGTTCTCGTGTAAAAGGAGCCTCAATTGACGCCAATCTGAAGGCTTTTAAGGCGTTTTCGCCATCTCCTAAAGCATCGTATGCTCTACCCTTCACTCGCAACGCATAACACCTTTCATTGACCCATGTTGCATCTGGCAAGGCCAAATAACGATCTACTGCGGCTATTGATTCCTGCCAACGCTTGTGAAATCCTAACTCCCTGGCATAGTAAAAGGCATTGCGAGCATTCCAAGGATTTTCTTTTACATCCGCTTCTAGCAAGGGCATATATTGTCCGCGGCTTTTTGTGTTATCTGGCATATGGATCACTAGAAGTTCATCTGTTGTTGCCCAAACTTCAACGGTGCGTGGGTCTGGATAAACTGCTTCGTGGCACATATTACGCCAACGGAATCCATGACGGGCATGGCATTTGTCATAATAGAATGCTATGCCAGCACCCCAATCAAATTTGTATTTGAGTCTATTGGTTTCGCCCTTCTTCCAAACACGCTCAATTTCTTCACGCCAACCTGGCTGAAGCACTTCATCAATGTCCAAGCTCATGCAGACATCTATATCTGTGGGGATTAGCCCTAGTGCAATATTGCGGGCATCATCAAAGCGCCAAGGCTTGACTGAGATGTCATAGACTGTTGCACCCAACTCTCTTAACTTATCACCAGCACCATCAGTGCTACCAGTATCGCAGACTAGGACGAGGTCTGCCGCTTTAGCCCCTTCCATAAAGCGGGGAACAAAATCTACTTCACCATTACATATAGCATAAACACATATCTTCAAATCTGTCATTTAATTATTACCTTTTTTTGTTTGCAGGTTTTGCATTTGCCTTGCCAAACTTTGGATTCAAAATCGCGGGAATAGGTTTTAAGGTTAGGTTGTTCAACTCGTTCGTAGCACCAGTCGCAGGTGGTCTCTGCTTGCTTAAAAGCCAGCACCACTGTGTGTCCTTTTTCTGGGAGTTCGCTTCTGATTTCGCCATCTTTGACTTTGCCCTGTAGGTTAGTAAACAAACTACTGCCATTTTCAATGTATTCACAAATAGGTGTGATTGCCTTTAGATAATATTTTGGGTCCATACCCATAATTATCTTTTACTTTAATGGGTGGTTAAGGATTACGGCAACAATAGTGCCAGTGGCTCCAATGCCTGCGACTATGATGGTTGATACTGCTTGGATGATTGTTACCCTAGTTGTTCTGATATATTCTTTAACTGAGGCCGCAAGTTCATCCAAGCGATGTTCAACTGCATCCAAGCGAGTTTCCAATGCGTGATAGCGTTGAGCACATAGACTCACATGAGTAGGTAGGCTTTCACTTTCTTGTTCAATAGTTTCTATAGTCATGATTATAAGTCGCAGTGGATTTCAATTCTCTGTAGGTCCGGATATTCAGCTTGTGCCAAACTGATAAAATAGTCTGATGTTTGTGCATCTGTCCATTCTGCATCTATGGAACCTAATTGGATAGGTCCTTGAAATATATCTATTCTAATGTTCATATTATTCTCCTGGGAAAGGTGCTGTTGGTGGGGTAAATGCCGCAGGGTATCTTCCAACACCAACAGTTATACGCACCTCATCAAAGTTTGCACCGTTATTATTGTTTGAGGCATTATTACCTTCACCTATGCGAGCATAGGTATTGGCCACACCTTGTGTTCCTGCATAAGCACCAGATGTAGTATTAAATCCATAATTGTTAGTATCTGAGTAAGAAGCCTTTTGAACACCATTAATATACATTTTACAGGTGCCGCTATTTCTTGAAAGTGCAATATGATACCATGTAGTAGAACTCATACCATGCGCACCGTAACCAACCAAGGTATCCTTTGGTACAGATCCGCCATCTGCATAGTGTGCCAAATTAGTTCCATCAAACCAAAATTGAAGTCCTGCGGCACCTGTTGAAGGAGTGGTTGATGATGTTAGATAAGGGCGATTGTCAAATATTATACCTTGTCCATTATTAGTTGTTGTTCTATAAGCCCAACATTCAATAGTAAAATCACCCGTGCCTGGGCTAAAGAGTCCTGTATCTCCACTTGTAGTTACATAAGCATAAGTTGATTGACTTGAGCCCTGACGAGGACTCATACAATAACTATTAAATGCTTGGCTACCACCTGTATTGTAAGCCATAGTTCCATTAACTGACCAAGCAACTTGTCTTTGGCTAACATCTAGCACAGCATTTTCGCAACGAAGATGTGTGGTTACATTGGCTCTATAAGGATCTTTAGGTAATGGAAAACGACTTGATGCATCAACTGTAAAGTTTGTTGCTGTTGAATAGCGAGCGACACCAGAAGTAATACGCACTTCATCAATATAATAAGGACTGCCTGACTTTTGACAATCAACACCTACTCTAACATAACCAAAACCTTGTGAATGTGTTCTAGCACCTGGGTTGGCAATCCAACTGCCTGTAGCCGCAACACCATTAAGGAATACACCTAAAAAGTTATTTTGATGAACAATGGCAAAGTGTTGCCATTGTCCTGTGGTAAATTTAACAGAACCTGCTGTTCCTTGTGCTGGACCACCATAGTCTGTTCCATTGTCCATGTAATAGAAAAGTTCTCCATTGTCACGACATCCAGGACGAACGCCATTAACTGTGGCACTATAGGTAAAGTTATTTGGACTATCTGTAGAAACAAAATAAGCCTGTGAACCTGAGGCAGGTAAACTGACCCAATAGATCCAACCTTCAATAGTCCAATCTCTACTCATATCGCAAACTGTGCCTGCAATAGTTGCGGTCGTGCCTGTTGGAACTGCCCAGTTGACAGCACTATATCTAGTTGCCACATTATAGTTTGTGGTGTAACTCATGTCTAAACTGGTGCCACCTTGGAAATAGGTAGTTGCTGTTAAGGCCGCATTTTGAGTTTCACTTACTGCTTGACTTGGTGTCCAACGATTCCAACTGTAATCTTGAAAGCCAACACCACTGGTATCTGCTTGAGCACCATCAAAGTGAGCAAGGAATGTGGTATGATTGGGATATAGATCTACTGAACTGGATGCAGTAGAAGCCGCCCTAACAATTTGTCTGTTAAGGCCTTTCATTATGCGTATCCTTTGGTTAGCGCGGCGTAATAGGTAGTTCCAATATAACTGATAGTTAAGATATCAATTGAACCTGCCGCGGTTGATAATGTTTTATAACCATTGGCAAATTTCATAGTTGAAGTTAATGTTCTGCTACCTGTTCCGTCTTGTGTAAGGATTAGAGTAATTGCTTGCCCTGATACTGGATTATTAAACGCACTGATTGTCACATTACCTGTTAGCGTAGTTGTTTGAACTGTGCCGTTAGTAAAGTCAGGAGTTAGTGTGGACGCATAGGTTAAAGCGTATGGAGTATCAATAGCAGGTCCTGTTGGCCCAGTTGGTCCAGTGCTACCTGTAGTTCCAGTGCTACCTGTTGGCCCCGTAGGCCCAGTTGGTCCTGTGCTACCTGTAGTTCCAGTGCTACCTGTTGGCCCCGTAGGCCCAGTTGGCCCTTGACTGCCTGTGGTTCCAGTAGAGCCTTGTGCCCCAGTAGGACCCGTTGGCCCAGTTGGACCAGTGCTACCTGTAGAACCAGTATTTCCGCCAGGTCCAGTAGGTCCAGCCGCTCCGCGTGTTCCTGATAAACTAATCAACCAATCTGAACGAGCAGTGATACCACCTGTGCTGGTTATCACATTGACTGTTAGGACTGTGCCAGAATAAGCAGTAATGTTACCCCATAATTGATCACCAAAACCAGTTGATGTAATGAATACATATTCACCAACTGTAAAAGCATTGGTTCCTTGTGCTTGGTTGACATTGAAATTATAAGTAGTGCCAACTGTGGTGCTAGGCTGTTTGCTGTCACTAGATGTTAAGCCACTAAATCCTAAACCATTTGTTCCGTTACTACCATTAGTGCCCGCGGCACCAGTAGGCCCAGTTGGTCCCGTAGGTCCCTGACTACCTGTATTACCAGTTGTGCCTTGTGCGCCAGTTGGCCCCGTTGGCCCAGTGGGTCCTGTGCTACCATTTGTTCCAGCAGTTCCCTGAGCACCTGTGGGACCCGTTGGCCCAATAGCCCCAGTAGTTCCATTTGCCCCTGTAGGTCCTGTTGGCCCTGTAGATCCTTGTGATCCAGTGCTACCAGTTGGTCCTGTAGGCCCAGCTACGCCTTGACTACCCTGGCTACCAGTAGGCCCAGTGGGTCCCACATTACCTGTGCTACCTTGTGCGCCAGTTGGACCTGTTGGTCCCTGGCTACCATTTGTTCCATTAGTTCCGTTAGTGCCTGCGGCTCCAGTTGGACCTGTTGGCCCTACATTGCCCGTCGCTCCAGTAGGACCTGTGGCACCTGTTGCGCCTGTGGGTCCTTGACTGCCCGTAGCACCTGTTGCGCCTGTGGGTCCTTGACTGCCCGTAGCACCTGTTGCGCCTGTGGGTCCTTGACTGCCCGTTGGTCCTGTTAGGCCCTGATTGCCTTGTGGTCCTGTTGGCCCCTGTAGACCATTAGCAGTTGTGACATAAGTGCCATCATCAAACTGTAGGCCGTTTTTAATTTTGAAGTATTTTTCTTGTGAACTCATTTAAGTTTCCATATTCCACTTAAGGACTAAATTTAGAGGGGGCTTTTCACCCCCATTGTGCGTTAAGCCGCGATGCTTGTTAGATAGATAACAATATCAACACTTGTGATGCCTGAAGTTGGTGTATATTGTAGAACAATATTACCACTTGAAACCACATTGTTGAAATCACCTAATGAACTATCTGATTGGACAATGCCATATTCAGTTTCATATAAATTACCATTGGCATAAACCGCAGTAATTTCTTGTGAGTGGATGCGTGTGCTACCACTTGCTGTATCAATTGCCTGCACTAGATACTTAACAGTTGTGTATGTGCCTGCCGCAATTTGTGATAGGCTAACAACACCACTACCAGTGATACCTTGTTTATAGAATGTGCTGATCTTAACAGAGTCGCCATCAATGATATCACGAGTTACATCAGCACTACCTTCTGGGATATGAACCTTAGGTGCTTGAACCTGTTGTTTGAATATCCAACCTTCTGATGAAGAATCAATAGTCCATATACCATTATTATAGAATGATAAGTTACCGTCACCATTGGAATACATACCAGTGTCTTGAGAACCATCAGCAGTGAAACCATAACCACCATCAGTGCTTTCACTTTCTGCGGCTAGGAAGCCACGGGCTGTTAGTTTACCATTGTTTGGATTACCATAGATACCATAATCACTTGTATATGGTAAACCACCTGAAGTCAATACGATGTCAAAATTAGCATCTGTTGTTGAGTTCATTGGGCTTGGGAATGAACCTGTAGGACCTGTAGGACCTGTAGATCCGTTTGTTCCGTTAGTGCCTGCTGGACCAGTAGGACCAGTGTAACCCATAGCACCTTGTGTGCCCTGAGGACCAGTTGGACCCATGTCTCCAGTATCACCTTTATCGCCCTTGGCACCTGTAGGACCAGTAGCACCTGTTGAACCTGTTGGACCAGTGGCTCCTTGTGGACCTGTAGGGCCAGTTGGACCCATATCTCCTTGAGGACCTGTAGGACCAACATCTCCTTGAGGACCTGTAGGACCCATATCCCCTTGTGGGCCAGTTGGACCTGTGTTACCTTGGTCACCTTTGATTTGACCTACATCAGCCCATGTGCCACCACCAAGAACCCATAAGTGCCCTGTATCTTCTGCGATAACACCATTACCATTGCTGGCACTTGGATATGCTGTGTTTAGGGTTGATTGATCAACTACTGTTGGAACTGTGCCAATAATAGTTACGGATGTTCCATCATTACCTGGGTTACCAGTTGGACCCATATCCCCTTGAGGACCTGTAGGACCCATATCCCCTTGAGGACCAGTTGGACCAGTATCACCCATATTACCTTGAGGGCCAGTTGGACCAGTATCGCCCATATTGCCTTGTGGGCCAGTTGGGCCAGTGTCGCCCATATCCCCTTTGTCACCTTTAGCGCCAGTTGGGCCAGTTGGGCCAGTGTCACCCATTACACCCTGAATACCTTGTGTGCCTTGTGGTCCCGTAGGTCCCATGTCACCCTGTGCTCCTTGGGCTCCAGTAGGACCAGTAGGACCCATATCGCCAGTTGCGCCCTGCGCTCCTGTAGGTCCAGTTGCTCCTGTATTTCCAGTATCACCTTTTGCGCCAGTTGGTCCTGTTGGGCCAGTCGCGCCTGTGCTTCCCACATTACCCTGTGCTCCTTGTGGACCTGTTGGTCCTTGTAATCCGTTGGCTGTTGTTACATAGGTATCGTCTGGAAATTGGATACCAAGGCCAACTCTGAAGTATTTTTCGTTTGTGCTCATTTATTGCTCCGTGTTGTTGGCTTATACAGCCATTAGTGTTTTTGTTATTCTAACATTCAATGAACTTACATTGTTTGGTGTGAATAACAGTCTCATGTTAGATCCATTTACATCAGCTGTAAATGTGCCTAAAAGTCCGTGATTGGTAGTAATACCATATTCACTGATAGTAATATCAGTTCCATCATAGAACATGACTATTTCAGTTGTATGAATATTAGTGCCATCTTTTAATTTTAAAAAGTATTTTACTGTGTCATATTTGGTAGTATCAACTGAGTCTAGTTGTTGTTGACTAGTTCCAGTAATACCATTGATTTCTTCTGGGGGAGTATCTGTAATAGCTGGTCCCACCCAGTTGCCTGCTGAATCAATAACTTTAACAGCAGAGCTTTCATTAGATCCAATCCACACGCCATCATGTGCAACAACTCCTGCGGCACGAACTTCTGGAGTGTAAAGATATTGAGCATTAAAAATAACTGCTCCACCAACATTGAATCCAATATTATTGCCAACATCGATATCTAAATAGTTGCTGGCATTAATTGTGTTTCTTGGATTGTTGAATATGTTTTGATCACTGGTTAATTCTATTGTTCCACCTGTGTTGCTGGTTAATAAAATTTCTCCAGCATTCATTTCAATACCAAGATTAGGATTGACTAAAATGGTTTTTGAACCGTTAGTTAAAGAAACACTACCAGCACTAACTTGTCCAGTAAAGCCCGCACTAGCGGCCTGTATTGCTGAAGTGGCATGCACAGTGGTTGTTTCAATGCCTGTTGGAAAACTGATAGCTGTTGTGGCTGTGCTTAATAGCACAGGACTAGCATCTGCACCAACTGGATGTTGGAAACTTAATACGGCCGCAGGTGCCGCAACAATGCTGGTCAACGCAGTTAAGGTATTAAATGTAGAAGTTGTTTCGCTTGAACTGAATAATGTCCAATTAGTAGTATCTAGGATTGGATTCGTGGTGCTGGTAACTGATTGTTGTGCTAGATAGACATTGCCTATATATTTTACTGTGTCCCCACGAAGATAACTAGTGCCTGAAGTCCAATCACCTTTATAGCTATTGGCCAGTGTAGTGGTTTGAATTAGGGTAGCATTAGTATTAATGCTGACCTGTGTGCCCGTTTGGGCGATAGTGATATTGTTGCCCTGTCTAGGGTTTATGGTTATATTGTTACCTGAAGTGGTAACTGTGAATGCGTAGCCCATATGATTAGGCTCCTACAGTTATTGCTGTATAGCCACCTGCAAGAACTGGATCCCCTGCTGTTACTCCTGGCTCCCAGCACTGAATAAATGCCCAACGATGAGTATCTGTGTTAGTAGGAGTGCCTGCATCTGTCCAAGTAACACCTACTACTGAAATAGGAATATGTGTGCGAGCATCTGGCAGTATAGCACCTGTATACATAGCACTAGGGAATGTGATGGCCACTGTGCCTGATGTGGCATTAACCACTGAAACATAAGTTGAAGTTGAGATTACTGTTTTATTAAAGTAACCTATAACATTTGAATTAGAAAAGTTTGGTGCACCTGATGTGCGGTCAAATGCCACAGAGTCAACAACAATAGTCTGTTGCTCTAATAGGAAACTCCAACCTGTAATATCTGTGCCAAAGTCGTAGACAAAGGTCTTTTGATTTGATGGAAATATCTGTTCTATTTGAACATTATCTGCTCCACCAATGTAATTAGAAAAGTTTAATACGCCTGCCATGTTAGCTCCTTGAGGGTGTAAGAGCAGTAGGCATAAGGTCTACTGCAATTTAGTATATTTACCCAGCCCCCATAATTAAGGGCTGGATATAGTCAAATACTTCCTGGGGATTTTATTCCTAGTGGAGGAGCGCGATTTATTTCAAAATCAAACAATCCCTGGAATTCACCCCATGATCTAAAATATGCTCCATTAAAAATGCTGTTAGCATGATATATAATTTCTACATAACTTCCAGTCATTGGCGATTTACCAGAAAACAATAATTG